CCAGCCCGCAAGGGCCGCGCGGACCGCGCCGACCGCGTAGGCCACGTCGCCCACGGACTCGTCGCCCGACGCCTCGACGGCTTTCCAGTAGGCGCGGATGGCCGCGAGGCGAATACCGGTGCTCCAGGGGCGGAGGAAGAGCGCCGCCCCTTCGGGCAGAGTGACAGTCACCAACGCTTGCGGCGTGGTGGTGGATTTCAGGGTCAGCATGTCGGGTTCCGGGTCTTGGCGTGCGAACCGGGTTCGCACGCGCAGCGCTTAGGCGTAGCTGGGGACGTCGTTGACCAGGGTCGCGACGATGGCGTGGCCCAGGGTCGGGTGCTTGAAGGCCTGCCCCTGGTAGTTCAGCTGGATGCCGCCAGGTCCGCTCACCGGCTTGGAGGGCACCGGGACCTTCACGGCCAGGTACTGGATTTCCAGGCTGTGAGGCCCGCGAGCCCAGCGATAGGCCGGTTGCAGGGTCTGTTTCGCCTTGGCGGCGTTGTAGAGCGTCAGATCCTTGTAGCGGACCGTAAACTGCGGCGAGCCCGAGACCTTGCCCGGGTCCGCGCCATCGATCCGGCCATCGGGGCGGATGTTCTCGGCGACGTCCAGGTTGTTTGACCAGGCCGCCGTGCCCGAGACGATCTCGCCCAGGGGGACACCGCGATCGGTGATTTCGCCCGAACCCTGGGAGAAGCGCTCGATGGCGTACACCGTCGGCGTGCTGGCCTGGCTCGTCGTGGTCGGCGGCAGCTCGCCCTGGGCGATCAGGCCCAGCTGGATATTCAGGTTGCCCGAGCGCTGGAGCTGGATCGACGCCGTGTTGGCCATGATGCCGTAGTTCATGTGGTAGGCGGGGATTTCGGGATGGCCGATCTCGACCACGGCGTCCGGCAGGGTCTGCGCACCCGAGGTGAAGACGTGATTGTAGGGACCCGTCGCCGAGCCACCGGCCAGGGTGGCGCCCGACACCGTGGCCACCGACGCCGCCAGGGCGAAGGCGTTACCGGCCGTGCCGATCGTCTTGTGGGTGACGTTGATCTTCGTGCCGTCGCGGTCGGCCGTGTAGCGCGCGGCGGCGACGGCGACGACGCCACTGGCGTTCAGCGCCCAGACGGCTTCACGGACGGTGTCGGCCAGCGTGGCCCCGATCAGGATCTGGTTGCCGACGGGGTTGGCCGACTTGAAGGTGAACACCTGTCCGCCGACCGTGATCGTGTCGTTGTTGGCCGGGTTGGCGGCGAAGGTGATCGCACCCGAGGCGGCCACGCCTTGGGTCGTCACCGGCGGCCCGAACAGCCACTTGAGGGCCAGGCCCACGTTCCGCACGTCCACCGGCAGGGTCATGGTCGCCGTGTTGGTGACGGGACCATCGCCAGGCTCCAGGGGCTCGCGACCCTGGCCGATCAAGTCGTCCTCGATCAGCTCGTTGCGGTCGCTGAGGTCGCCCAGGTCCGCGCCCGCGATCGAGAAGAAGCCGGTAGTGGGGATCGTCCCGTAGGACGAGGCGAAGGCGAGCGCCGCCTGGGCGTTCGCACCGCGTGCGCGGGCCATGTCAGTTCTCCGTGGTTAGAGGGTGTATTCGGCGATCAGGGTCGCCGATCCGAACTTGAGAGCGCGGGCCTCACTGACCGGGGCGAGGCCGCCGGCCAGCTCGGACAAGTCCAGGTCATCGACCAGGCCGCCCAGCGTCCGATCGGCGTCGACCAGGGCGAGGATTTGCGCGCGGATGGCGTGGGCGCGGGCTTCCGGCGTCGAGGCCTGGACTGGGAAGATGTCGAGCGGGATCTCGTGCCGGTAGGTCTTCAGGCGGCTTCCCAGCAGCTGCTCAACAGGCTGGCCGGGCTCGCCATCGAACATCGTCACGCGGTCGGGCGTGTCGAGATCCGGAACGCTGGTGTCGTTGCGCGAGAAGGTGACGCTCGCGGCCGTCAGGCCAGCGGCCAACATCGCCTCGATAGCGTCGAGGATCTGCGCCTGGGTGGTCGCCACGACTATCTCCAGTGTTTGGTCAGCAGCGCGTCCCAGCGCTGGCCGGCCCTCTGTTCCGGGCCGGTGAAATCGAGGCGCTTGGGCAAGCGCACCTGGCGAACCAGGGTGAAGACGACGATGGTCTGGCCGGCGGGGCCGTAGAGTTTGGAGCCGCGCCCCTTGCCGTAGGGAACGGCGCGCGCCAGGCGGTCGCGCTTGGCCCTGTCGACCACCAGCAGGGCCTTTCCCGGGCTGACGGGTACAAACCGCAGATCAAGACCGCTCCGCCGCTCGAAGCCGGCGGGCGTGATCCTGGCCTGCTGCGAACCCCGGCCTCGCAGCGCTCCGCCGGCGACGGGTGCGCGTTTGCCGGCGGCCTCGGTCGGGATCGCGAGCCACGCGCCGCGCCGGGCGACGATCGACACCCCGCGCTCGAAAGCGTCGATCAGCAGGGCGGCGGACGCACCGACCGACTCGACGCCGGGGCGAGGCCCACGAACGTAAACCCAGCCGGCGGGGTCGAGACTGTAGCCAGCCTCGGGATAGAGCTTCATTCGCCACGCCTGGGGCAGGCGCGACCGCCAGCCGAGGCCGAGGAAAGTCTCCTCGCGCATATCATCTCGGAAGAGCGTGGCGTTCTCGCGCACGGCCCCGGTCTGGATGCGCGCCAGGCTCTCCTCGGTCCAGTCGGCGACTTCCTTGGCGTCGGGACCCTTGACGCCGTAGCGCATCAGCCGACCGCCTCGACCTCGGCGCGCCACTCCTGATCAAAATTGACCTTGCGGGCGCGATTGGTAACCACGTAGCTCGCTATGATAGCGCCCTGGGCGTCCAGGATCTCGAAGCGACCATCGCGCGTAACGCTCGCGACTTCCGCCAAGCGGACATGGAGGACGACACGGTCCACGATTGCCTGACTGTTGACGCCAAACTCTACTGCAGTGTCTTCGTCGGTCACGCGGCGTACGCGGATGCCCTCGACCGGCGAACCAGTCGAGGGCGCCCAGCGGGCCGAGACGCCGAACTTACGGTAGATGCTCGCCAGGAGGCGGGCATCCAGATCCGCGACACCCATCGTCAGATGGTCGGGATCAGGTCCACACCGCCGACCGCGTCGCCGCTGGCGGCGTCGGCGAAGGCGATGCCGGCCTTGGTGTTACCCGACGCGGTCTTGGTGAACTTCTTGGCGGCGTCATCCCAGTAGAGGGTGTCGCCCTTGGTCCAGGCCGCACCCGTGGCCTTGGCCAGCGTGAAAGCACCGCGGATATCACCGGCCAACGCGGCGCCGGCCAGGGCGGTCGTAGCGGCGACGGCGATGTAGCTGCCGACCTTGAAGGCCGACCCGCTGGTGACGTCATAGGGCGCGACGAAGTCGCGGGTATCCGAGGTGGCAAGGGTGTTTTTCATCATCATCTCCGGGGCTGTTTTGCCGGTCAAAGCCGTCCGGCGCGGACGTCGAACGGTCCGCCCAGTGCGGGCCGTTGGAGGTCGGCGACGAGGAAGCGGGGACCGCCGCAAGGCGGCCCCCGTAGTCGCGACGTCTGGTGGGATAAGGTCAGGCGCCGGGGTTGCGATAGCCGAAGCGGAAGTCGCGGGGACCGCAGCCGAAGTCGTGCTCCAACTTCACCTTGACGCCCTGGACGCCGAACGACTCCTCGATCTTCAGACGCGGAGCCTTGAAGCCGTCCAACAGGCCCCAGGTCCAGTTCGAACCGAAGCGGCGGTCAGCGTACAGTTCCCACGCGTTGCCGCTCAGCTGGCCGCCGATGACCAGCTCCAGCTTGCCGGCGAAGGGGTTGGCCTTCACCGTGTCGTTGACGATCACGGGGGTGATCGCATCTTCAGCCGCCGTCTCGTTGTCCGGCGTGCCTAGTAGGATTTTGGGCGGGATACCCGTCTGCTTGCCCGACAGGTTCTTCTGCTTGCGCATAGCAGCACGGCCGGCCCCCAGGCTGGCCTTGCTGATGGCCGCCCCGGCGGCGGCGAGGTTGTTGTGGTCGGCGTGGAAGACCGTCTTGCCGTCCTCCAGCAGCACCGGCCCCAGGCCGTTGTTCTGGGCCTTCATGTCGTAGAAGGTGACTTCTTCGAACAGCGCGACCTGGATGCCGTAGTTGTTCAGGACCGTGTCGATCTCGCCCCAGCGATCGTTGATCAGCAGTTGACGCGACAGCGCGAACTGCACGCCATAGGGCACGACGAACGCTTGCTCGCGCTTGTCGCCGAACGTGCCGTACTTGATCTCGCCCGCCTCGTTGATCTTCTGAAGGGTCGGGAAGTCGCCGGGGCGGATCACATCGTGGGCGCGGAAATCGACGAAGGTCGTTTCCTGGGCGATCAGGCGGTAGGTGGGTTCAGCGGCTTGGTAGACGCCTTCCATCCGGGTGTTCAGACCCGCGCCCATGATGTTGCCGAAGTCCGACGTG